ATCTCAAAGCTTTAAAGCTAGAAGAGATGAATCTAAAGGTATGGAAAAAGCAATGGGACGTAGAGCTTACGCAAGTGTAAGAACTATGGACAAAGGAAGAAGGAAAAAATAATGGCAAACACATCACGTATGAACAGACTTGAGGAACTTGGCCGAGTAGATGCTGAAAAAGCAAGAACTAGAAAAGGCAAAAGAAATCTTAAGGATGAAAAGAAAAGAATAGTTAGAGAGCTAAAAAGAGGCGGTGGATTAGCTAAAAGAGGAATGGGACAAGCTATGAAAAAAGGCGGTCACGTTAAATCTATGGGCAAAGCTACTAGAGGTGGCGGAGTCGCTAAAAGATAATGGCTGACAAAAAATGGATTCAAAAAGCAGTTAAGAAACCAGGTGCTTTAAGAAAATCTCTAGGAATCAAAAAAGGTAAAAAGATTCCTGCAAAAACTTTAGCAAGAGCTGCTAAAGCAGGCGGTAAGTTAGGCCAACGTGCTAGACTTGCTCAAACTTTTAAGAAAATGAGAAGAAAATAATGAGAGCAATTAAAAAAGTTAAACCAACATTAGGTTTAAAGAAAACTCAAGAGTATAAAAGAAAGCTTAAGTTAAAAAGAAAAGGAAAAAAATAATGGCTGGAAAATATGGAATACAAATCAGAGGATCTGGTAGAGCTCTTATGAAAAAAGGTGGAAGTGCTATAACTGTTAGAGATATCAATAAAAATGATAAAAAAGATGGTTTTGAAATAGCTAGAGCTAAAGGCATGGCTAAAGGTATGGGTAAAGAATTAAAAATGAAAAAAGGTGGTTCAAGCAATTATCATACTACTAAAGATGGACGTAGAGTGAAAAAAGGTTTGTACTATTATATGAATAGAGCTAAAAAAAGAGGAACAAGTAAACCAGGTAAAGGTTCTGTTACAGACAAAGCTTTAAAAAGATCAGCTAAAACTGCTAAAAAATAAATTATGAGAACACAGGATAATATGCCTGCAAGAAATAAAAAAAACTTTAGACCTACAAAGTCTGGAGCAGGAATGACTCGAGCCGGTGTCGCTTCCTACAGAAGAAAAAATCCCGGTTCTAAACTAAAAACAGCCGTGACTGGTAAAGTGAAAAAAGGGTCAAAAGCTGCAAACCGACGTAAGTCGTACTGTGCAAGAAGCGCGGGTCAAATGAGACAATTTCCTAAAGCTGCTAAAGATCCTAATTCTAGACTACGTCAGGCTAGAAAAAGATGGAAATGTTAATAGAAGCACTAGCAAAAAGATACGAAGCACAAATAGCAGAATCAGAAGCAACAATAGAAATATATCTAGATCATTCAGTTGGTATTGGAGAGCATCCACAACATCTTGATGAGATGGATAAATTATTTGAAAAAATAGTAAATGCCAAAGAAAAATTAGAAATACTAGAAGAATGGAGAGAAGAGTAATGGATGATTTAATTATTATCGACAAATTAAAAAGAAGAATAAATGCAACGCTTAAATCTATCCAAGACAGTATGATGGGTGGATCTATTGACAATATGGAGAAATACAAGTATTTATTCGGACAGGCACAAGCCTACCAAATAGTTTTACAGGAAATCTCTAACCTGCTAAATAACAAGGAGCAAAATGATGAAAAAGGAAACGTTATCGACATCGGAAACACCAAAGGCGGAAGTTCCGAAACACATTAACGCGTTAGAAGAAAAATACAAAGAAATTAAAAAAAACGCACCAGAAGAAAAAGAACCTCTTAACCCAGACAACATTGGGGACGAATTAATTAAAGAATTACCTGAACCTTCAGGATGGAGAATATTAGTTTTACCATTTACACCACCTAGCAAAAGTAAAGGTGGTTTAATCTATTCTCAAGAAACTTTAGACAAAGCTAGAATTGCAACAACATGTGGTTACGTTTTAAAGATGGGACCATTATGTTATACAGAAGAAAAATTTAATACATCAGGACCTTGGTGTAAAAAAGGAGATTGGGTTATCTTTGCTCGTTATGCGGGCTCAAGATTACCAATTGAAGGTGGAGAAGTGCGAATACTAAACGATGACGAAGTGATAGGGACAATTAAAAATCCTGAATCAGTTCTTCATTTTATATAAACAAACATAGGAAGGAACTATGCCAGAAGAAAACAAAAAAATGTCAGAAGAGTTAGTTGATGTTGGTGAAGCAGAATCAGCAGAAATTAATTTAGATGATAAAGGTGAACCAGTAAAAGAGGAAGCACCTAAAGAAGAAAAAGTAGAAGTAGAACAGGTTAAAGAAGAAGAAGTAAAACCTGTCGAAACTAAAAAAGAAGAAAAAAAAGAAGACGAGTTAAAAGAATATAGTGAAGGCGTTCAAAAACGTATTGCTAAACTTACTCGTAAAATGAGAGAAGCTGAAAGACAAAAAGAAGAAGCATTAACATATGCTCAATCAGTTAAAAGAGATAAAGAAGTTTTAGAAAATAAATTTTCTAAACTTGATAAATCTTATGTTTCAGAGTTTGAAAGCAGAGTTACAACAAATATGGCTGCTGCAAGACAAGCTTTAAAAACAGCTATTGAAGCATCCGATGTTGATGGTCAAGTTGCTGCACAAGAAAATATCGCAAGATTAAATGCTGATGCAGTAAGACTAGCTTCACTTAAGGCAGTTGAAGCAGAAGCCCCTAAAAAGGTTAATGTAACACCTCAACAAGTAAGACAACCAGATCCTTATGGAAATGTACCAACTGATGCAAAAGCAGAAGCATGGGCATCTAAAAATGCGTGGTTTGGTAATGACACTGCTATGACTTATACGGCTTTTGATATACATAAAAAGCTTGTAGAAGAAGAGGGTTATGATCCTAAATCAGATGAATACTATGTAGAAGTTGATAAAAGAATAAGAATTGACTTCCCGCATAAATTTGATAAAGTAGAGGATACAACTACAGAAAAGGCAAAACCTGCCCAAAATGTAGCCTCGGCTAATCGTTCTTCTAGAACTAGTCGGAGAAAAACTGTCAAACTCACACCTTCACAGGTAGCAATTGCTAAAAAATTAGGTGTGCCACTAGAAGATTATGCAAAACAATTAAATATCACGGAAGGAGTATAAGCATATGGAAAATGATAAACAAAAAACTTCACGTGCGAGTCAGACGAGAGTTAAAGAACAAAAGAAAACTACGTGGACTCCACCCTCAACACTTGATGCACCACCCGCGCCAGCAGGTTACAGGCACAGATGGATAAGGGCTGAACTACTTGGTCAAGAAGACACTAAAAATGTCGGAGTTAGACTAAGAGAAGGATTTGAATTTGTGAGAGCAGATGAATATCCAGATCAGAACTTTCCTCACGCTGAAACAGGCAAATACGCAGGAGTCATTGGAGTTGGAGGCCTAGTGTTGGCTAGGATACCTGAAGAACTCGCGCGTCAACGTGAAGCTTACTTCGCGAAGCAAACTCAAGATAGAGATGACGCTGTTAAAAACGATGTATTGAAGGAACAACACCCAAGTATGCCGATCAATAGTGAAAGGCAAACTCGTGTAACTTTTGGTGGTACAAAGAAATAACTATTTTATAGTAATTCCTATCCATCGAGTACATTAACTTAACAAAAAGGAAACAAACAATGGCAAACGCAAGCAGCACAGGTTTTGGTTTCAGAAGTACCATGACAGTAGGTAATACTCCTGCTACTCAAGGTCAGTCGGAATACAAAATCAAAAGTGGTACAGCAAAAGGCATTTTTAAAAATGACCCGGTTTCTCTTCAAGACGCAAGTGGAGACCAAGGTTATTTGCAAGATGCAGCGTTTAACGCAACAAGTGATACAGGAGCAGGTGGTCAATCTTTTGACAATTCTGGTCATGCACCTTTAATAGGTGTGTTCAATGGAGCTTTTTATGTAGCAACAACTACATCTAAACCTACTTGGGCAAACTCATTTGTAGGCGGAACAACTTTTGCAACGGACTACAACACAGGCAGCGCTGATGGCATGGGTTTTGTAATCGATAATCCTTCACAGGAATACGTGATCAAAGCAGATGCAGCAGTGACTCAGGCAATGTATGGAGACGCAGGATACAACTGTACTAACCAAGACGGAACATCTAGTCAGGTTACAGACGGTCAATCTTTAGTTAAATTACATATTTCTGGTGGAGCAGCTTCAACTAAAATGGTGAAGTTAGTAAGATCAGCAAATGCGCCTGAAAACAAAGACAACTCTGTAGCAGGATCGAACCAGATAGTTACAATATCTGCAGCGTCGAACTTGTATAACGGAAACAACTAATCTAAATAGGAGTATATAAACAATGGCAATATCAAGAGCACAACTAGTTAAAGAACTAGAGCCAGGTCTAAATG